GAACTATTGATTAAAAGATTAAACAAACAAGCGCTTGACTCACCAAGAGCAATGAATTATTTTGATAGCAGAAAGATTACAAAAGAGTCTGTGGTAAAATTTGATTTAGGCTTTTCAGAAAAACAAGACTCTGTTGTTATTCCAATGCAATCTCCAGACGGAATGTCTATTGGTTTTGTTGCAAGAACTATTGAAGGCAAGGAGTTTAAAAATACTCCAGGTCTTCCAAAAAGCAAGATTTTATTTAATCTTCACAGAGTAAAAGCATCTAAGACTGTGTACGTTGTTGAGTCTTCATTTGATGCTATTAGATTAGATCAAGTAGGTTTCCCTGCGGTTGCTACCCTAGGGGCAAATGTTTCATCAAGCCAGATTGAACTTTTGAAGCGGTATTTTACAGGTATCGTACTAGTAGCAGATAATGATGATGCTGGAACAATTATGTCTGAGAGACTTACTGAAAAAATGGGTAACTTAGTTACAATTGTAAAGCCTGATCAAGGATATAAAGACATAGGCGATATGACAGATGATCAAATTAGAAAACTTGAGTTTCAGTTTGACAACGTTATTGACTCTATGCTAAAATAATAAAACACTTATATAAGGAGAAAACAAAATATGACTATTGTAAAGGGACTAAAAAACATCAACGCCCTAGTCGACAAGCCAAAATACGAAGGTACAGGAACAAAGGTTCGTTGGGTTAAGTTAGCAGACGGACAAGCAGCAAAGATTAGATTTGCTAATGAGTTAGATTCTGACTCAGCAAACTATAATGAAGATCGTGGATTAGCAGTAGTATGTTCAGAGCATACAAATCCAAAGGACTATAAGCGCAAGGCAGCATGTACACAGGAATCTGAAGGACGTTGCTTTGGTTGTGAGATGGCACGTAAAGAGCCAAAGTCTGGATGGAGAGCACGTCTACGTTTTTATACAAATGTTCTAGTAGATGATGGAACAGAAGATGCTTACATTGCCGTTTGGTCACAGGGAATTAGCAAGCAGTCTGCATTCAACACAATTCGTGAATATGCTTTGGAAACAGGAAGCATTTCAAATCTACAGTGGAAGTTAAAGCGTAATGGACAGGGAACTGAAACCAATTACACACTTATTCCAAGCTCACCAGATGCTGAACCATTTAAGTGGGACGGCTATGAATTCTTCAACCTAGATAAGGTTGTTCGTGAAGTTCCATACCCAGAGCAAGAAGCATTCTACTTTGGGTTTGACACTCCATCTGCTACCAGCACAAATATTGACTGGTAATAGATGAATTACGTAGGTTTGCATGTCCATACACACTATTCCTTAATGGATGGTGTTGCTACTCCAGAAGAATACGTGAACCGTGCAGTTGAGTTAGGAATGACAGCGATTGCCATTACTGACCACGGTACTTTATCTGGGCATAGGGAACTGCACCGTATTGCAAAAGCAAATGGAATTAAGCCAATACTTGGTGTAGAAGGCTATATGACGACAAGTATGGAAGACAAGAGGGCGAAGGCAGATCGCACAGACCCTCTTGACCAAAACTATCATCATATAGTCCTTCTCGCTAAGAACCAAATTGGTCTTGAAAACTTAAACAAGATCAATGAGATTGCATGGACAGAAGGATTCTTTAGCAAGCCAAGATTTGATTTTGAAACACTTGCTAGGTATAAAGAAGGAATTATTGTTACATCTGCATGTTTAAGTGGATGGATAGCAAAAGCTGTTGAACTAGGAGAACTAGCAACAGCAAAGAAGCACATTCAGTGGTTTAAAAAAGAGTTTGGCGATGATTACTACATTGAAGTAATGCCACATAACCCACCTGAAGTTAACAAGGGAATTATTGATCTGGCTGATGCAGCTAAGGTTAAGATTGTTGTAACTCCAGACTGCCATCACTCAGACACAAGTCAAAAAGAAGTTCAAGAACTAATGCTTCTTCTGAACACACATGCTAAGTTACAAAAAGATGTAACCTATGATAAGTCTAAGAAGCACGAATCATTTATGGATCGCCTTGACTACTTATATGGTGCAGACCGCATGATGAGTTTTAATAAGTTTGATATCCACTTGCTTTCATATGAAGAAATGAAAGACGCAATGCTCAAGCAGGGAATTGATCGTGAAGACATGTTTGCATCAACTATGGAGATTGCAGACAAAGTAGAAGACTATGACATTAAAGAGCATCTAGACTTGCTTCCAGTTCAATATAAGAAGCCAATGGATGAGCTCAAGAAGCTTGCACTTGAAGGATTAAAAGAAAGAAAGCTAGAAAAGAACGAAGAGTATTTATCACGACTTGATGAAGAGTTAGAAATTATTGGTCAGAAAAACTTTGGACCATACTTTCTTGTCGTTCGTAACATGCTTAACTGGGCAAAGAGCGAAGGCATTATGGTAGGTCCTGGTCGTGGATCTGCTGCAGGCTCTTTGCTTTGTTACGCACTTGGAATTACTGACATTGATCCAATCAAGCATGGTCTTTTGTTTTTCCGTTTTATTAATCCAGATCGTAATGACTTTCCTGATATTGACTCAGATATTCAAGATACTCGTCGTGATGAGGTAAAAGATTATCTAGTTCGTCAGTATCGCCATGTTGCTTCTATTGCTACATTCTTACAGTTTAAAGATAAGGGTGTGGTGCGAGATGTTGCAAGATGCCTAAACATTCCTTTGCCTGATGTAAACAAGGTACTAAAGGTTGTTGATACATGGGATGACTTCTGTAATTCAAAGAATACTTATTGGTTTAGAGAAAAGTATCCAGAAGTAGAGCGCTATGGAGATCAACTTCGTGGAAGAATTCGTGGTACTGGAATCCACGCAGCAGGAGTTGTAACAAGCAAAGACCCAATATTTAGATATGCTCCATTAGAAACACGTTCAGTAACTGGACAAGATGAACGTATTCCCGTGGTGGCAGTAGATATGGGTGAGGCAGAAAACATTGGCTTAATTAAGATTGATGCTCTTGGGCTAAAGACACTCAGTGTTCTTAAAGACTGTATTGATATCATTAAAGAGCGTGAAGGAACAAAGATTGACCTTCTAAAGATTGATATGGATGATGCAAATGTTTATACCATGTTGTCTGATGGCTATACAAAGGGTGTCTTTCAATGTGAAGCAGCACCATACACAAACCTTCTAGTCAAGATGCGTGTAAAGAATCTTGCTGAGCTTGCAGCCTCAAATGCTCTAGTTCGTCCAGGTGCTATGAATACAATTGGTAAATCTTATATTGCTCGTAAGCATGGTCGTGAAAATATTGATTATAAGCATCAGGTTATGAAATCATTTACGGAGGAAACATATGGTTGTATTCTTTACCAGGAACAAGTTATGCAAGCATGCGTACAGCTTGGCGGTATGTCCATGTCGGAAGCGGATAAAGTTAGAAAGATCATTGGAAAGAAAAAGGATGCTAAAGAGTTTGATGTCTTCAAGGATCAATTTGTTAAAGGTGCTTCTCAATACCTTTCGCCGAATGATGCGCTAGACCTATGGCATGACTTTGAGGCTCACGCAGGGTACTCATTTAATAAGTCTCACGCAGTAGCATACTCAACACTATCTTATTGGACAGCATGGTTAAAGTACCACTATCCACTAGAATTTATGTTTGCACTATTGAAGAATGAAAAAGACAAAGATGGAAGAACGGAGTATTTGATTGAAGCAAAACGTATGGGTATCCCTGTTAAACTTCCGCATCTTAATGATTCGGAAATTGATTTTAAGATTGAAGGCAAGGGAATTAGATTTGGGCTTACGGGTATTAAATATATCTCTGACAAAATTGCAGAAAGATATATCGCAGGCCGTCCGTTCACATCATATAAGCAAGTAGAAGAGTTTACTTTTACCAAGGGTAATGGAGTTAATAGTCGTGCACTACAAGCAATGAGATGCGTAGGAGCACTTACATTTCCAGATAATCCAGCAAATCCGCAGGAAGTTAAAGAAAATCTATATGAGTATCTAAACCTTCCTGAGTTTAATACTTCTATTCCACAACATTACTATGCGTATATAAATGATATTGAGGAGTATGAAGAGACTGGATCATTTGTATTGCTTGGAATGGTTAAGTCAATTAAAAGAGGAACAGGATGGTCAAGAGTTGAAGTTTTGGACAAGACTGGCAGTGTTGGTATATTTGATGAAGAGTCTCCGTCTATTGAGACTGGTCGTACTTATCTCATTCTTGCAAGTGATAATAGGATCGTATCTGCAATACCTGCTGATGAGATAAAGGGATCTAAAAGCTCTTTGGTAAAGTTTTTAAACTATAAGATGCTACCGTATAAGGAGGGTGAGCATTTTGTAGTCTCCTTTAAGCCAAGAGTAACTAAGGCTGGTAAAAAGATGGCATCTTTAGTCTTGGCAGATGCTGGCAGAGAAATGCATTCAGTCACTGTATTTCCAATGCAGTTTGCAAAAGCATACATGAAGATTGAAGAAGGAAGTATATATAAGTTTGATTTTGGAAAAACAAAGGATGGTACAGTTATAATGAATGAGGTGGAAAATGTTTGATGATTTAGCAATTGCATTACATGAAGTAGCAGTAGAAAAAGGGTTTTGGCCTGAAGATGTTGATGACATTTTTATTGCTAAGCAATGTATGATGATCGTATCTGAAGTAACTGAGGTTATGGAAGCAGTACGCAAAGATAAAGGCGAAGAAGAAATTGCTAAGGAAGTTGCAGACATTTTGATTCGTACACTAGATCTCTATGCAGGAATGGTTGAAGCAGGGTATACTAAGATATCGTTAGATTATGCAATGGAAGAAAAGACTAACTTTAATAAAACTAGACCAGAGAAACATGGAGTAAGATTTTAATGATAACAGTAGAAGAAGTATTGGCTCAGCTTAGCCCAAAGTTAAGAAAGACCGTAATGGCTGGAGACACTATTCCAGCAACAGAATATGCAGCAACACCTAGCTTTGGTTTAAACCGTGCTCTTAATGGTGGACTACCTTATGGACGACAAGTACTGGTTTGGGGCTCAAAGTCCTCTGCAAAGTCCTCTCTATGCCTTCAGATGATAGGTCTAGCACAGAAAGAAGGCAAGGTTTGTGCATGGATTGATGCTGAAATGTCATACGATAAGAAGTGGGCTGAAAGCCTTGGTGTTGACTCATCAAAGCTTATTGTTTCTCAGTGTCGTACAATTAATGAAATGGTTGACGTTGGCACAAACCTAATGCAGGCTGGAGTTGATATAATAGTTATTGACTCTATTACGTCATTGCTACCAGCAATATACTTTGAAAAGGATTCTGATGAACTTAAGCAACTTGAAAATACCAAGCAAATTGGTGCGGAGTCTAGAGACTTTAGCAATGCATGGAAGATGCTTAATTACGCTAATAATAAAGTTAAGCCTACTATGCTTGTGCTTATTAGCCAGTCTCGCAATAATATTAGTGCTATGTATACTAGCCAGCAGCCTACTGGTGGTCAAGCTACTAAGTTTTATTCCTCAACAGTTATTAAGTTATTTTCGTCAGAGTCAGACAATCAAGCGATTAAGGGCAAGATTCATGTTGGAGATAAACTTATTGAAGAAAAGATTGGTCGCAAAATTCGTTGGGAATTACAGTTCTCTAAGACTTCTCCTGGCTTTCAGTCTGGCGAGTATGACTTTTATTTCAGGGGAGATAATGTTGGTATTGATAGCATTGGTGATCTTGTTGATACGGCTGAAATGATGGGTATTGTTGAGCGCACAGGAGCATGGTATGTATTACCTGACGGTACTAAGGTACAAGGAAGAGAAGGGTTTGTTAATAGGGTTAGAGAAGATTTAGATCTACAAGACTCCATTAAGAATAAAATACTAAATGTCTGAAAAGTTTAAGATTTTTCCAGGAAAGTTTGTATGCAAAAAATGCAATGAAGAAGTTAATGCTTTAAGGCTATGGCTTGAGACTGCAGACGTAACATGGATGTGTAGTCAAAAACACATATCAAGGGTTCCACTAATACTTACAAGGAAAGATTATGAGCGAAAGATCTGAGAGCAAAAGAATAGGTGCTAAGCAGCATAAAAATTCTGGACGTAATACTCATAAAGGTGATGCTACTTGGAAAAATTTTACTGTAGATTTTAAAGAATGCTCAAAATCTTTTACCTTAAATAAAGATGTTTGGGCTAAAGCAGTAACAGATGCAATCAGAAATGGCAATGATCCAGCAATCCTGGTAGTCCTTGGTGACGGCAATTCAAAGGTACGGCTAATGATAACTGAATTTGAAATAATGGAACAGATAATAGGAGAAGACGATGAATGAGCAGCAGAATACAACACTAGAGATGGTCAACGGTTTGTCTGAGATAGCAGACTATATGCAAGATGAAGAGCTAACACAGGCTTTGACATTCATAGCCAAGGTAATTATTAAGCCAGATATTCCAGCACAGGTAGCCAGTATTGAGATTGTAAGGCTGCAGGCTATTGCTGCAAAGATGGCTTTTAAGGCAACCTGGATGGCTAATGTTGACAAAAATGACAGGGCCAAAAAGAACATATACTACACAGCAGCAGAATCAATCAACAACTTAGTATCAGCACTCAAATATATCATGCGCTAACATGCTATACTTATATAAAGAAAAGAGATAACATGACAAAAAATTTACTAAAGCAGATTATGATAAAAGATGTTGAGACCAGTGCACAGATTGATGCCAAAGAACTTGTAAAGGCTATTGAGGCTGGATATCTTGTTGGGCGTGAGCCTAAGCATACACAGAAGAAAACTTTTGGTCCTTCTACTATTGCCTATGGCCATGGAGAATGTCCACGATACTGGTACCTTGCATTTGAGGGTGCAGTATTTGAAGATAACTCTGATCCATATGCAGTAGCAAACATGACTAATGGAACACTTGCTCATGGAAGAATTGAGACAGCGTTTAAGAACTCTGGAATTTCAATTGATTCAGAGTTTAAGATTTTCAATGATGATCCTCCAATTTTTGGTTATGTAGATAACTTTATTAATTGGAAGGGTGAAGAAGTAGTTGTTGAAGTAAAGACAACCAATAACGAAGTGTTTGAGTATCGTAAGCGCACAGGCAAGCCTAAGATGGGTCACGTTGTGCAAATACTTATCTACATGAAGATTCTCAAGAAAGCTAAGGGTGTTCTTATTTATGAGAACAAAAATAACCATGAGCTTCTTGTAATTCCAGTAGAGGTAAATGATCATTATCGTAAATGGATTGATGAAGCTTTTGAGTGGATGAGAGTTGTTCGTAAGTCTTGGGAAGTTAAACAACTTCCAACCAAGAACTATAGATCAAACTCTAAGGTTTGCAAAAACTGTCCAATCAGAAAAGCATGTGATGAGGCAGGAGCAGGCGTTGTTAAGATAGCATCGCTGGAGGAACTGAGTGAAGCTTTGTAGCAGATGTGATATCAGGTTTAGCCCAAAGGTCAGTTATCAAATTTACTGTAGCCTTGAGTGCAGAGACCTTGCTACAAAAGATAAAATTCAAGAAAGATACCAGATAACTCGTAGACAAAAGAGGAAAGGGAAGGATCGTAAATGCTTAGGTGGATGCGGAACTTCTCTTTCTATCTACAATGACTCTGGATTTTGTGCAAATTGTAATGTAAGTGAAAAAGCAGTTAATAAAATGTTAAAAGAGTTAAAAGGTTTTATTGAGTATGAGCAAGAATAAGTGGGGTATTGAATTGAGGCCAGAACGTATTTGCGCTATTGACGCAAGCACTAACAGTCTTGCCTATGCAACATTTCATGATGGTGAGCTAAAAGAGTGTGGCAAGATAAACTTTGAGGGCAAAGACATTTATGAAAAGGTAGTAGATGCTGGAAGAAAATCAAAAGGCTTATTTGATCATATAGTTAATGTAGATGCTATTGTTATTGAGCATACCGTTTTTATGAATAGTCCAAAGACTGCTGCAGATTTAGCACTTGTTCAGGGTGCCCTTCTAGGTGCTGCTGGTCAGTCAGGAATTCGTACGATTGGAAAGGTATCTCCAATAACTTGGCAAAACTATATAGGTAATAAAAAGATATCTAAGGAAGAAAAAGCTATTATTGTCGCAAGAAATCCTGGCAAATCTGAGTCATGGTATAAAACTTATGAGCGTAATCTAAGAAAGCAAAGAACAATTGACTTTATTGAATTTCAGTACAATAGAAAAATAGATGATAACGATGTAGCTGATGCCTGTGGTATTGGTCATTGGGCTATAAAAAATTGGGGCAAGGCGATAGGTGTAGAATAATGGAAAGAGATCCTTTTAAGTTTAAAGAAGAATCAAAAGACGTTATATTAACAGTAAAGACTCTTGCTCCAACAAAATGGTTATTGATGGATCGTGAAACTGGCCAGATGTATCAGGGCAGCTCAAAAGGGTACTGGGATAGACTTGACCCCGTTATCAAAGTTGACAAAGAGGCATGATGTCTGCTAAACTATATACTTCAGAGGTATGGCTAAAAAAGAGATTTCTTATTGATAAGAGGTCTCCAGAAGAAATTGCAAAAGAGTGTGGGGCAAGCGTAGAAACTATCTACGTATACTTGGCCAAATTTAATCTAAGAAAGAGTAGACGATGAATAAAACACAGAAAGTTCTTATTGGTTTAGGTGTTGCTGGTGCAGTAGGACTAACCTATTTAATAACAGCATTAAAAGGAATGCCAGAAGCATTTGAGTGGGAAGAAGATGATGAAGACTATTAAGTTTTTTATTTATTATACATATTCACAAGCTAAACAATTTTTTTGTAAACACAATATTAAACACGCTGTTTCATGTCCATATACACGTATGACATACGTAGATTGTGCAAAATGTTTAAAAAGATTGTTTGTGGAGCCTGCATATGAGTAATAACCTAAACATAACAGTTGATCAAGTTAATCATCCTCAACATTACACAACAGATCCTTCTGGGGTTGAGTGTATACAAATTACTCGTCATCGTAATTTCAATATTGGCAATGCTTTTAAGTATCTATGGAGAGCAGGACTAAAGGATGAGTCAAAAACAATTCAGGACCTTGAAAAGGCAATCTTCTATATCAAAGATGAAATTAATAGGCTAGAAGGAAAATATGTCAACTGAAGAAGATTTAGTTAAACATCTTGACCAGGTAAACAATGTTGTCAGTGAATACTTAAAGGGCAATGACCCTACAGTCATTTCAAAAGAGCTAGACATCCCACGTACACGTGTTGTCTCTCTTATTAATGAGTGGAAGACAATGGCTTCTGATAATGCTGCTATTCGTGCTCGTGCTAAAGAAGCATTAGTTGGTGCTGACACACACTATAGCAAGCTTATCTCTAAGTCTTATGAAGTTATTGATGAAGCCTCACTGACTAACAATCTTAGTGCAAAGACTGCTGCTATCAAGCTTGTTATGGATATTGAATCTAAGCGAATTGATATGTTGCAAAAGGCTGGTCTTCTTGAGAACAAAGAGCTTGCTGAAGAAATGGTTGAGATTGAGCGTCGTCAAGAGGTGCTTGTTGGAATTCTTAGAGATATCGCCTCAGAGCATCCAGACATTAGAGATCTTATTATGCAAAGACTATCGTCTATTGCTAAAGAAGGAGAAGTGATTACAGTTGTCCACGACGTTCAATGATTTCTTAGAAGTTCTAAAAGAAAATCATTTTGTTGAGAAGCCTGTTGACGCAAAGACATTTGTTGAGTCCCCAGACTATCTTGGACAACCACCCTTGTCTGATATTCAATATACAATTGTAGAAGCAATGAGCCAGATTTATCGCAAAGAAGATGTTGTTGATATCATGGGGGATGCAGGTGAAGAATACTGTAAAAAATATACAAAGAATGAGCTTATTCTGCAACTTGGCAAGGGATCTGGAAAAGACTTCGTATCAACAGTATCCTGTGCATATGTAGTATATAAGATGCTATGTCTTAAAGACCCAGCAATATATTATGGAAAACCAGCAGGAGATGCTATTGATATTATTAACGTAGCTGTAAATGCTCAACAGGCAAAGAATGTTTTCTTTAAAGGGTTTAAGTCAAAGATTGAAAGATCACCATGGTTTGCAGGAAAGTATAATCCAAAGGCAGACTCAATTGAATTTGATAAATCAATTACTGTTTATTCTGGTCACTCTGAGCGTGAGTCACATGAAGGTTTGAACTTATTTATGGCAGTACTTGATGAAATTTCTGGTTTTGCATCAGAGGTAGCAACAGGAAACGAACAAGGAAAGACCGCTGATAATATATATAAAGCTTTCCGTGGTACTGTAGATTCTCGCTTCCCTGATCTTGGGAAAGTTGTTCTTCTTTCATTCCCTCGTTATCAGGGTGACTTTATTTCTCAACGGTATGATTCAGTAATCGCTGACAAAGAAGTAATAGAAAGAACACACAAGTTTATTATTAATGAAGACCTTCCTCATGACAATCCAGACAATACTTTTGATATATCATGGGATGAAGATCATATACTTTCATATAAGATTCCAAAGATATTTGCACTAAAGAGACCAACTTGGGAAGTAAATCCTACTCGTAATATTGATGATTTTAAGATTGCATTCTTAACAGACTTAGGAGATGCAATGATGCGTTTCCTATGTACACCAACATACTCATCAGATGCCTTCTTCAAGCAAAAAGATAAACTTATTAGCTGTATGACACTAAGCAATCCTGTAGATAGTTTTAGAAGATTCGCAGAAAACTTTAAGCCAGACCCAGATAAGATTTATTATGTACACGCTGACCTTGCACAAAAACATGACAAGTGTGCTGTAGCGATTGCACATGTAGACAAGTGGGTAAACATCCAGGTAATTAAAGATTATGAACAGGTAGCACCTATTGTTATAGTAGATGCAGTAGCATGGTGGGAGCCAAAAGCAGAGGGCCCAGTCAATCTATCTGAGGTAAAACAGTGGATTCAAAATCTAAGAAGACAAGGTTTTAATATAGGATTAGTATCTTTTGACCGTTGGCAGTCATTTGATATTCAGCAAGAGCTTAAGGCTGTTGGAATAAGAACTGATACTGTTTCTGTTGCCAAAAAACACTACGAAGATTTAGCAATGATGATCTACGAAGAGCGCATTGCTATGCCAATGATTCCATTGCTTCTTGAAGAAATGTCTGAGTTAAAGATTATGAAGGGTAATCGTGTTGATCACCCTAGAAAGAAGTCTAAAGACTTAGCAGATGCTGTTTGTGGTGCCGTTTTTGGTGCTATTTCTCATACACCCAAGGAAATGAATATTGAAATAGAGATTCATACCTGGGGCACAAGTGATAAACTTGCAAGACAGCAGAGAGCTATGGTAGAATTGGAAGACAGGCAAATGCCTGAAGATGTCAAGAGCTTTCTTGATAATTTAAAACTAATATAATAAGGAGAAGTAAGTGAATTCATTTAAGAAAATCGCTTTGGGACTAGCTGCAGCAATGTCTTTTGGCGTACTATCAGCACTTCCGACAAGTGCTGCTGTAAACGCACCAACTCTAGCCATTGACTCAGCAACAGACGCTGTGACATCTGGTGAGTCTGCTACAGCAGTAGTAACATTGTCGTTCATTTCAGAAACATCAGCGGATACAGCAACAATTATCTCTGCTATGTTTTCTCAGCCAACAGGTGCAGCAAAGTCTGCAACCCTATCACTTCTAGAAACATCAACATCCTCAGTAGTTATTGCAGGAAATAATGTTTCAGCAAACGTTAACTCAACAGTTAACACACCAACATATGTA